AAAAATTAAAATCTTTCCTTCATTGACTTTACCACCGAAGCCGTTGGATTTTATCCATTCATTCAATTCTGGATTTTCTGTTTTATCTGCTCTAAAACAGACTTTGATTTCACGTCTAGGTATACCGACTAGATCCAATTCTTTAGTAAAAGCGTCTAGCCACTCTAATGTTCTACCAACACGATCTAATACTATACATACCTTGCCATCGACCTGTTTGCAAATTTCTAAAAATTCTCGATTAGAATTTAACCAGAACGAATTCGTGTCTGAACTGGCGATTTTTTCTATGGGATTTTCCGGATTTTTTGCCAACAAATATCCCATATCCTTTGCCAGTAAAAGATCATTGATCAGATTATTATTTTTATTTGTATTCCAGAATTCGACTGCATCGGCTGTTGTGTTATGCAGAACAACCTGATCGTCTTGTATAGTAGAATAAGGAGAAATCTTTTCTTGATCGGCCCAAATTTCTTCAACTTGCGACACTAAATCTAAGAAACTTTCGTCTATTTCAAAATTATTATTTTTTACAAATTCATAAATTTGTATGATGTTAAAATCCTCTGCTTGAAATTTACGAATCTTTCTTTCAGCATCCCAAGTCTGATAAGATGAATTTTTTTCTCCGCAGATTTCTTCATCTACTTGCTTTTTTAGCTGGTAAGGAAATTTAGCACATATAAAAATCTTGCCTGATTCGTCGATTTCGACAAAAACTTTTTTAGTATAATCTATAGTTCTAAAATTATTTTTCCATACGGGGTTGTCTAATGAATCGAGATAATCGAAGCCTGCTAACTGACAGAGATTTCTGTATTTGTGTAAAAGTTTAAGGATGAATTTTCCTTGATTTTCAGTGAGTTGATTATCACTTAAAATGTTTATTGTAAAACTTTGTATGATAGAAATGTCTTGTCGTTGAACTGCGATAGCTCGATGATCGGCGAGCTTAGAAAATTCTAAGAAAATGTCTTCGATAAAACCGGATGATATCATATTTTTATTATAGACTTCGCAACGAAGAAAGTCAACCGGAGATTAGGGAATTAATCTATAAAATGGTATACCTTGACTTAATTCTTCAAGGGTCCATTCTGTATGACATAACTTTAAGAACCATTCTTCTCTATCAGGCAGTAGAACGTTTTCGATATTTTCCACTTTACCCGATAATTCTCCGGCTAAACTAGTTTTATCACATATAACGGGTGTTCCTTGTATCGCTGCTTGAACAGCCGGACCACTGTTATAGTTGATAACACAGTGATAGTTATAGTCAATATTAAAATCATCATAGGTCCCCGGAAGTTTCACAGGACTTTCCAAGTGTGTTCCTGGTAGATCAACCCTAAATGGTGACCTTGGGTGCGGTCTGATGACTATTTTTCTCTTAGAGTAACGTTGAATATCATACACTAGGTCTTTGACCCATGTAGTCATCGGAGGCATACCTTGCCATTGGAGGCTGGCTTGGTGTTGAGTGGCTATTAATATCTCAGGTCGACGATTAACTTTAATCTGTCCTAGAACAATACCTAATTTTTTCGGCCTATCTTGGTCAAGATTATCAATATTTCCAAATTCTCCAAGATTGTTAATATGGTTGAATGATATCCTCCAGGTTATTCCTCTTTTTAAATTACCTACTTCTATGATTAATATTTTTTTGCCTTGTAATTTTGCTTCTCTATATATTTTTTGATTCGAAGCCATGCGACCTTGCCATAATACAGACCATATTACAGCAACATCCTCACCGGTCGCGACGATTTCATGTCCGGCGTTCCTTAATCCCTGTTCTACAGCATTAAAGACGAGTGGACTATTCAGTGCCCCATACTCTCGATATAATTTGAATCTCATATGACTTTATAAATAACTGAGTATTTAATGTCTACGATGAGTAAATTTGCAAAAAGAATTACCAAATTTGTCAAAGAACCTGAATCAGCATTGGTTTTAGGATCGGGCTTCGGTATGCTTGAGGAATTGATTGAAATATTTGATACAGTGTTTGTTGTTAACACTATTCCGCCCGAAATAAAATCTAAAAATTTAGTTTATAGACAGAATTTTGACGATATTGGACAAATAGGAAATCCTTCTGCGATTTTAGTTGATCTTTTACAACTACACAATTTAAATCATTGTGTTAGTTTGTGGTCTAGGTCTCGTCCTTATATATTAATCGAAGGCAACGACTTAGTTGATAGAGAAAAAACAAGATTATTATGGAATTTTCACTATCGACCAGTAGAACAGATGGGTTTTTTTCACGGTTGGAAGATGATGCAATGAAAATATCAGTGGTTACAACATTTCACGAAGCTGGACTTAGAAAATATGGTCAACGAATGATCGATACCTTCATCGAACATTGGCCAAAAGAGGTTACTTTACATCTTTATCCCGAAGAGTGTAACCCACAGGTCCCAGATCATAGCAGGATTACTTTAAAACGTCTTGAAGAGCTTCCAGATCTTCAAGCATTTAAAAATACATGGCGAAATGTGCCGAAGGCTAACGGTGATGTTAGCAATGATCCTGTGAGATCAAAGAGACGAGATGCCGGAAAAGGGTTTAAATGGGATGCTATTCGGTTCGCGCATAAAGTCTATGCTATTTTTCACTGTGCGAAAGAAACAGATGCAGATATATTGCTATGGATGGATGCTGATACTATCTGTCACAGTCCTATTTCCTATGAAACATTAAAATCCTATGTTCCTATGGAAAAAGATTTGTGTTTTTTAGGTAGGAAAGGCAAATTTTCAGAGTGTGGTTTATATTCTTTGAATCTTAGATCAAAAACCACTCATGATTTTCTAAAAGAATTTCAAAGAATGTATGACGAAGCAGAAAACGGCATTTTTCTTTTAGATGAGTGGCATGATAGTTTTGTATTTGACGCCGCTAGAGTAAAATTTCCTCATCTGAAGTTATGGAATTGGAGTGAGGGATTGGTAACTGGCGAAGGTCATCCATTAATTAACAGTTTTTGGGGAGCCTATCTTGATCACCTCAAGGGAAATAGAAAAGAATCAGGAAAAAGTAAAAGAACTGATCTATTAGTTAAAAGAAAAGAAGCATACTGGCAACAAATTTAAATGTATTGCCTAAAAAATCTCCAAGCCTCTCCGGATTTCAATTCATTGAAAGTCCAATGACACATAGATAGTTTCTCTATCCACGGTTGCCTATCTGGCAACATGGGATCTTCTAATCTTTCTAAACCAATGTTAGCTACACTATACGATTGACTGTTTTCCGGTCTTGGGTCTGTTAAGAAAGTGGGTATTCCTTCTATAACACTGGCTACGCTAGGGCTGCTATTATAAACTACTGTGGCCCAGGCATTTCTAAAATCGTCTACTAGTCTTTCTTTTTGACTTACAGACACATTTTTATGATTTATCATCAAGGTTTGTAATGTTTTCTTATCCCCTGGATGACCTCTTACTACAATGTGACGTTTTTTAGAATACTGCCTAATCTGTTCTATGGTTTTGTTTAACCAATCTACAGTATTTAGACCGCCCATACTCCAACCACCGTTTCGTTGTAAGCAGATTAAAATATTCTCACCTTGAGTTCTCCAGGGTTTCAAAGATATATTCAAATCTCGACTAATTTTTTGCCATCTTGCCGGATCAACATCTTTATCAAAATAAAATCCAGTAGTAGGGAAAACACCATCAAAACTGTATCTCAGATATGTTTTAGTATTGCCAGGATCTGCATATAAAAATAGATTACTATCTACGATTAAACTTTTTTTATTGTTTTTTTTCTGTAGATCTATTGCCTGTTTTCTTAACAACAAATGAGGTAATTGTTTTCCGTGCTCGTGGACAAAGCCTTGTATTAATGCGACATCGCACGGCAATACAGTCATGGCTTTATGCTGAATAGCTGTATCACCTGATGCTAATACCCCTTGACAAAAATTATCAAGTATCAGAGGTTTTTCTGGATTATTATTTTTGGGAGGAATGCCGCCGTAATATGCGACTGCTGTAAATTTATGCATATTTCTGTATAAGTTTTATAGCAGTTCCGTCTATTAATTCGTCATAAGAAAATTGACTGTAGCTCAACATACATAACCAGTTAGCTATGTTTGGTCTTACTAGATCATTAATATCCGACAGTTGACTTTTTGCTATCGGATTCGTTATGTGCCTGTCTAGTGTGATAATAGGAATACCGGCCCAAACGGCTTCTGTTGCTGCGTTTGAATTAATACTAATAACACAATGATAATCCTCGTCCAGTAGATGTTTATACAAAGGAGCTCTTTGTTTCTTTGGAGCCTTCTCTCTAAAGACAATTTTTTTATCCGTATATTTTCTTAGTTCGGTCTCGACCTGATGTTTCCACTCTTTTATATTAACATGAAAAATACCAGCAGCAAATTGACCAGGTTCGATGACTAAAATTTTATCTCCGCCGTCTCTCCAAGGCCTAGGAAAGGTTTTAAAATTGCCTAGTCTATCAGGAGGTGCATCAAAGTAGCGTCCATAATGTAAATGATTCTGAACTATACGGTGCCATTTTTTGTTTGGTTCTACGAAGTTAGTATATCCGCTATCTATAAACCAGAAAGGATATTTGTTATCGATTTTTTCAATTAATAATCCTTCGTTTCCAACTGTATTTCTAATCAAGCAATTTTCTGTAGGATCTGAAAATTTTGTTCTTCGTATCATCACAGACGTTGGATCGATCTGATATCCTACACTTTTAACGAAGTTTTGTTTCCAACTATTCTTATACATCTCGAACACACGATCTTCTCCTAGATTAGTCATAAAATAATCTAAGTTACTATTGATGTGCTTGAAATAGAATTGTTTTCTTTCATCTAACATTCGTTTGGCATTGCCCCACCAAGATTTGAGATCTCGCTCAACAGCACCTTTAATTTTATCTTTGAATTTTTTCCTCATTTTTTCTAAATTATATTTAGGTTTTTGTTTTTCAAAGATAACATAAGAAATCACTTCACCTGCACACTCTTCATTTTTCCAAAGAAGTTTAAGAGCGCCAAGATGATCAATTTGGCTCACTAAAAAATGACTGATTTCTTTATCGTTTAATAGAAGTTTCATACGGATACCTGTTAATAATTCTCCAAGCAACTCCGCTGGAGATTTCTTCTAATGTGAATTGACCATAAGCGATTGAACGGCAATGCTTTAATATATCAGATTCGCTGGGTCTAAAAGGATTTTTTAATTGTGTTAAATCATAACTGGCCAATGGGCTAGCAGCACAGGGCACAGAAATAAAAGCTGGAATACCATATAACACCGACTCAAGGGCAGCTATACTATTAAACGCCACGGTAGCATATACTCCGCTGTCAAATGCATCATATATCGAATATCCATTATTTCTTTCGCTGCGAGACCCCTTCATTCTAACTTCGATCGGCAAATCTATATTTGCTTTGATTGCATTTGTAGTTTCTTCTACCCATGTATCGTAATCGATTCCATAGAATTTACAGGCCTTAGGGTTAGGCATAACCAATAATATTTTTTTATTATGGTTCTTCCAGCCTTTCCACTTTAATCTTGGATCTTGTTTAACTAGGTCTTTCCAACGATCGTCGGGAACGTCAAATGATTGATCGTGTTGAAGGCCATTCTTAACTATCCGATGCCACTTCTTTTTTCCTGATGTATTTCCCGGACTAGGAAAATTTCCTAAATATCCAGTATCAACATAATAGTAATCTCTTTGTTGATCTATACATTTATAAATGTGATCTTTTTTAATCACACCTCTAACGACCAACGGCTTTGATTGGTCTTCGCTATCGGCTGTAACAATATTGCCAGAACCTATAGATAAAAAGTTTTCTATCGAATCATCGTTCATTTTCTAACATCTCTTTTGCTTTGCCATTTCGCAACTCACTGACATGAAATTGTCCGTATGCAAGATGACATCCCCATGCATATAATTTATCGTGATCTGGATAGTATGGAGTTTCTATTTTACTTAGGTCTTGCAGTGTTACGGGACTAGCAGCATGTGTCGGTGATAGTGTAAATGCAGGAACACCGTGAAACACACTTTCAATAGCTGCGACACTGTTAAATGTTACTAATGCAAACACATCGTCGTCTAGTGCTTCTTGTAATGTGTTATGAACTACTCTATCTATCCGTTGCTTGGCTCTGTCTCTTACTTCAACAGGCCTGTCTGTATATTTTTTAATTTCGTTAACTGTGTCGTCGACCCACTGATCTAATTCTAAACCATAGTATTTCATAGGTTTTTCGTCAGGTTTTGCGATTAGTATTTTTCTACCGTTCTTCTTCCACGGGTTAAATTTTTTATTAAAATGTTTAAATCTGTCATCGGGTCTTGCTATAATATCGTGATGTTGTAGATCATTTTTAACGATCCTGTGCCAATATTTCCAACCGTTGGGATTTGATTTAGTTATTTCGTTACCGAAATATCCAGTATCTACATAATAGAATGTTCTTCCTATTTTGAGGCATTTTTTTATGATTCTTTTTTTAAGAATGCCTCTTAATACTATAGGATCTGTTCCTTCTTCGGGATCAAACCTTGCAGGATCGATTGTTTTTTCGCCACATCCTGCTGCAAAAAGATTTATGTAATCGTCTTCGTTGCCTTTGCTAAGAAATACCCATTTACTCATTTTAACATTTCTTTAAGATATTTTTTCCAGACTTTGTGATAGTCGCATCTACGATAGTCTTTAAACCAAGGACCACCTTCGGTATAATGTAATGCTTTAGGGAAACCATCTTTGGGTTCTTCATACCACCCAACTAACCAATTCCACTCTGGAGCTAGTTCTCCGATTTCCGAATCTTCGAGCCACTGGAATCTGTGCAGATATTGACCAGTTTGTGAATTAACAACATCTGGTGTAATTTGTTTATTAGAAGGATGGCCGCAGTTCCAAAGAATCGTAGAACTCCAATTTTTACGAGGATACGGAAGCTGTTTGCAACCGTCCATCTTTAGGCCTTCTTTCGGAGTATAGTCATGTTTGACTACCATAACAGCATATCGATCGTCTGCTTGATCGAACAATTTTTTAACATCATCAACAAACACAAAGTCGCAGTCTACGAACACTGCCCAGCCTTTATAATCTGCCAAATACGGTGCTAAGAATCGTGTAAATGTAAATTCTGTAGAACTCAGTGGATCTGCTGCTCGTGTATAAATTCCAGCTTCTCTTAATTCTTTTTGCTTAAGAGGAATTACTTCGGCTTCCGGTTGATGTTTTAATATACTGTATTCGCATACTTGGTATGCAACATCTTCTCTAATATCGTAACCTACAAATACTTTCATTTTCTTTCTATATCCTCTTCGTCGCAGGCTTCTCCATATTGTATTTCTACAATCTTTACCGGATAGTCATAAGGGTTAGTTAATTGGTGCCATTCTTTAATTAGGATATCTAATTGATCATGCTTCTTAAGCAATACTGGCGGCAATCGATATCCGCCGGGCATATCTCTGTTAACGGCTGCTTCGCCTTCACTGACAATCCAAAATTCCGATCGCTTAAAGTGCCGTTGCATACTTAGGCTTTTTCCAGGATCTACTGTAAGCTCTTTAACTTTCATTCCGGGAACTTCGTGAAGCACACGATAATACCCCCATTGCCGTTCTGTTTTAGGAGCTTTCCATTCTTCTAGTATCCAGGAACTAGAATTCATTTTATTCTCGCCACCGACTCCGAACACAAATTCTATATTATCTACATCGGTGTCCATTTCTGGAATGTTTTCCTTGGTCCTGTCCCCGCCATTAGCAAAAACAATTTTATAGTCCGGCCATGTCTGTCGACATAATTTAATGGCATGTTTAGCACTGCTGTCATCGTCGTTAAACTCTATAACAAAGTCAACGTCTTTTAAATTTTTAACTATAGTCATGCGTTCGTGAAACGGCATAAACGACCTGCCCTTTTTACGAACAAGCCATTTATCGGAATTTATCCCAACGACTAATATGTCGCCTAATTGTTTGGCAGATTTAAAATAAGAGATATGACCGGAATGTAATGGATCGAATCCTCCGGTAACTAAGACTAGTTTTTTCATGCAGATATTTATCTGCGTGGTTTATGGGCCGAATTAAAGAGTGGCGTCTTCTAGGCCAGAGACTCTAAGTTTTACAATATTACTTAGGTGCCATTGTTTTTGATCTAATGCTTTGATAATGCCTAACCATTTGTTACGCAGTAAAGCAAAGTCGTTGATGATTTTTTCAAAGTCTACAACGTCTGCTTCGCCCTCTACAAACTTTTCACAGTCTCTAGAGGACAAAGCACGTTGATAGTTTTCAAGATACTTGCGGAAGTGTTGACTACGAAGTCGACGAAGTTCAATGTTTAGATACTCAAGGATACCTTCAATTTCTTGAAGTTGATTAAAGCGATTTTCTACAATGCCGGGCATTTGCGCAGAGGCTTTCTCGATATTCCCCGCTATACGGGTATCTTGTTTTGCATGAATTAATTCAGCTTCATAATAGGCCACAGCATCAGGAATGTTGCTTATATCTTTGCTAACCTTGTCATACCAATTCATTTATTCCTCATCTTCGTATCGGTCATAGTCGTCATCTTCTTCTTCAATCTCTTCGCCGTCGATCGAATAATTTATAGCATCGTCGAGATAAGGATCGACACCCAATAGATTTTCTAATATCGTATCCTTGATACCATAATCGAGTAACGTATTAATAAAATCATATGCTACATCTTTTCTAGCTTTTTCTGGAATATGCTCTACTACCGAATTCCAAAGATCGGCGATTAAATCATCTTTCATTATTGGGTCTCCGTTTCAGGTTCAACTGTAGTAGTTATCTCGGAAACGGATTTTTCGCCATGATTTGAAATGTCAGACATTACTGTGTCTAAGCATCCGTTCTCATTGCGTTCCCACTCTTTGCGATAGAACTTAAGGATTTCGCCATCGCTGGTCACATAGCTCAAACGATTACCATCTTTCTTAAGCATACCTTTGCCTTCAGCAAGATCAACAAGACCGCTGTAAGGGTTCATACCTGTTTCGTATGGAATCTTAACTTGAACACTTTCAAAAGGTTTAGCATAGCGTGTCTTCATGATTTTACATGCGGCACGAATACCTTTGACTTCTGAAATCTTATTACCGTCTTCGTCTTCTTTCAACTTCAACTTCTTCATAGCGACTACGATAGAACTTGCGTAGATAAAGCCTTGGCCCCCTGAAATTTTGTCATCTGGATCAAACATGTCTTGCGATGCATATGTGTGATTAGTAGCAATTAACCCAACGTTTGCTGACCCAAACATGTTTACACAGTTACGAACAAGTGCGGTTAGTGCTTTGGGTTTACGGCCCATGTCACCTTTTAAGTCACCTGCTTCGAATTGATTAACATCAGTCGGTGTTAACAACATACCCAACGAGTCAATGATAAACAAGACCTTTGGACGATCTTCTTCAGCCATTGCTTTATATTCACTCATGAACTCGTTGATAGTTTTGGCCACATCGTCAATCATGGCCATGTTAAGTTTGAGTAGTTTATCTTCGCTGGTGTCTACGCCTAGTGCATGTAGCCATGCTTCGTCTAGTGCGTTTTCAGAATCCACTAGCACAACAAAAATTCCTTGCTCTTGTGCATGACGAACAAGATTACCGGAACAAATATACGATTTACCTGCACCAGACTCGCCAGCGAATACAGTAACTTTACCTAGCGGAACACCTTTATGGAAGTCGCCACTGATAAGATAGTTTAAGGCATAGTTGCCTGTCGAAACCCAATCGGTTGGGTCATTGAAGCCAATACTAAGTCCTTCGATGGATTTAGTAATTGACTTTCTAAATTTAGAAACATCAAATGCTTTTGCCATATTATTATCCTGTAGTGAAAAGAACTCGAGCGTAAGAACTATGTCTCAGAGGCTCGAGCCGTATTACCTATTATTGTTGACGAGCACGAATCTTGGCAAGAATATCTTGCGCTCTTGATGCGCTTTCGGTAGATGCAGCCGGAGCAGCAACCGGAGCAGCCTTGGCCACTGGTGCTGGTTCGTCATCTACTTGATCGTCGGCTACAGACGCTCTGGCAGCTGTCTTATTAGGATCGCCAGTGGCAGCACTCATACCTGCTGGTTTGAAGTATTGACCCCAACGTTCCATGTCGTATGCTTCACCGTCAACTGACGCTTCAAACATTTCCTTCATAACCTTAAGCTCAACATCAGTTGGCTTCTTAGGCAGGAAGTCTGACAAGTTAAACAAGCCGTGGGCATCGATGCCTGCGGTTTCGAGGTCAGTTAACGAACGCTCACGACGGCTCCACTTAGAAGTAGAGTAATCAGCAAAACCGCCTTTGCTAGTTTTTGCGATACGGAAGTCAACTCCACGCATATAATCAGTTGGCAATTCTTCCAACTCTGGATCCATCAATGCTGAACGGATGATTTGATAGATTTGAGGACCAATGATAAATCTACGGATAGGATTATCTGGTGTTGTATCTTCTTTTAAAGGATCTTCAACAACGAAACCTTGGAAAATATATGAACGTTTCTTCCAATACTTACGACCCATTTCTTCTAAAGACTTGTCCTTAAACCAACCACGCACTTCTGAAAGGATTGGACAAACTGAACCATCGTTATACATCTCAACGCAGGGAACCTGCACTTGAACTGGACGTGAATCTGTTTCGCCTTTTACTCCTGCAAACGGCAATTTAATCATTGCACGTTCTACCCAGAAGAAAGTGTTGTTAGGATTGCCATCAGGTAAGAAACGAACTACGGCTTCTTTGCCTTCTTGCATGTTCCAATGTGGGTAAATTGCGTTGTCGCCACCGCCGGTGGAGTTTCCTGAAGATTTGCTTTGTGCTTCTTGAAGTTTCGCACGAATTTCTGCTAATGTTGCCATTTTATAGCCTCCTTATGCCTTAATGTAAATGACTTATGCCTATCGCATAACAACTATTATGCGCTTTTTATTTAGCAAGGTCAATGATATTTGTGAATTATTTTTCGCCAAAAGAAAGGGCACCGAAGTGCCCAATCTAACTGCTACGAACAATCTTATAAGCCTGCTAGTTCTCTAACTCTTGCCAATTCTGCTAATTCTGGATTATGTTCTGTGGTCTGTTGTGGAGCCATTCTTTCTACAAATTTACGAGCTACATTTTCAGCCTGTTCACCAAACTTCTTGCCTACCATTGTGCAAACACCTTCTGGTCCTTTGGGGAAGGTGCCTGACTCTTTGTCATAGAATGAGTGAATAAATTCTGCTAATTCTTTAACACCCATTTGTTTACGTTCTTCCGGATCATCGCTGGCCATCTGTGGTTGTTCTTCTGGTGCTGCTGCGGCTGCTGGTTCTGCTGCAACTTCTGCACCTGCCTCTGGCGCTGCTGGTTCTACTGCACCTGCCTCTGGCTCTTCTACATAATCACCGAAATCTAATTGCTCTAAAACTTCTGGAGCATTTAGTTCTAACCAGTCTTTGATTAGTCCTCTGCAACAGCTATCTGGATCTTCTGATGCCTGTGCTTTGATTCTTTTATATAATTCGGGATCTTCGATAATGCCTTTTAGGCTTTCGATAGCATTTTGTCCATCTACACCTGCAGGAAAATGTTGTCCTACTAATTCTTGAAGTTCTTTGATAGCAGTTGCTTGCTCTTCGGGATCTTCAGATGTGATAGAACTTTCTTCTCCTAGTGCCATTACCCAATTTTCAAATTTAGCAAATGGATCATGTTCTTCTTTTGCTATTTCGATATCTTCGTTTTCTAATTCTTCTTGTGTCATAGCGACTATGTCGTCATAGCCTATGGTGTTTCCTTCTTTCATCAATCTGTATAAGACTGGGAATACACTTGCAATATCTTCTTTAAATGATTTTACTGTAAATTTTTCTTTGAATTCTTCTACTACATCTTGTGGAATTTCTTCGCTGTCGTATGCCTGGAAGTTTTCTTTGTATGCTTCATAATGACTTTGCTTCGATATGGCCTTGATCTGCTCTCTTAGGCTATTCAAATATGATGCTGAACGTTCTACTACTGAATTTGTTTCTGAATTCATTAGATCGTTGCGAACAACATAGTTTGAAAAGCTCTTTAACTGAGCGATTTCTTCGCTCATCTTGATAATACTTTTGCCTAGATCGTCGTATGGTAGGCCTCCATTAGCAACGTGACGTTGCATAGCACGGGCGCCTGCTAAGTGAATAAATGGATATTTAAATCTTTCACCGTCTTGGTTTTCTACGAATAACGCAGAAATATTTCTAGTTCTAGCACCTGGTTGTTGATCGTCAGTGAGTGCTTGACTGTGTTTGATGATTAATCGTGTGTCTAATAATTTTTGATAGCTAACGGTCTTGGAACCATATAAAGTGCTTTCGCTTACGTTCATAACGCTTTCTCCAACTGGTGCTTGAATAGTTTTATTACTTTCTGGTTTTGGTTTAGAATTTTGGCTAAGGAATTCGTAATCTCTTTTATCTAGATTGTCCTTGGCGATATCTCTAGTATCAAAACTCAATAATCTTCTCTTAGAAAATTCTCTCAACTCTCTAAGAAATTTATACCAGTTAGCTTTTTGCCCGTCGTCCATTCCTTCGGAGATTCCATGACTAAAATAAACCTTCATAGAATTGGGTTCTGCCAAGCTGATACTAACGTGACCCATGGGAGTGTTTCCTTCCATGTAGTCAAAATCAAAGAATCGAGCTTCTTCCGGATTAATAGTAATTTGTCCGGTTTCTGCTCCTAGTTTTAAGCCTTTAAATCTGCTACGAATTTTGTAAAACAGATCTGTTGCTATGTTATTTCTTGCGTCCATAAGTATATTTATTAAAATCCTGTGCTAACGAATATAGGCATAGGCATTGATTCTTCGGTGATTTTTTCCGTCATTTTATCGTAAATGTGCGGATCCCAATCAGCTAGCACATCAGCCATGCGTATGATCAACAATGTAGCGGATATTAGATCGTCGTGTTCGCCGCTTTTCGCGCCAAATCCCACACCATGAGCTACGAAAGTTTTTAATTCAGAAACTAAAGGTTTTGATTTTATCTCCATCTTTTTAGTTTCGATTAGATTTTTAAGCTGGCTACATGCGGATATTTTTGTTCGGTGCGTAGTATTAAATCCTTTACGGAATTTTCTTACATGCCCCTTTCTAATCGGTTCGCTAAGGAAAAGTCCATGGAAATTCTCTTCTCCTATATCGCTGATAACGATCAGAGCAGCTTCGCCTAATTGATTATTTTCAACTGAATAATATATTTGAGGATTTCCACCTCTTTCCTGTCCTCGATCGTTAATATATCTTAAAATTTCTCTCATGTGTTTAACTTGCGACTGAATCGGAGTAAGATTGTGCCTCCATTCTGCCACTTGTATCATCGAGGGCATTTCAAATACTTGTATAGCAGCATAGTCTCCACCTGTGCCCATGCTTGGATCTAAAGCCACAAGATATGTTAACTTAGGATCAACATCTTTATACCAACGTGTTTGACCCATGGTCATTGTGGGCTCAACCCCTTGTAGTTCTACAAGTTTAACTGAGTTGATCAGCGTTTCGTCGTAGATTAAGAATTCACATTCAAATTCTCTACGAAATCTTTCTTCGCCAATTTTAGCACGTTCGATCGCAGCCCACTTATCATCTCGATCAGGGTGTTCTGACCAATGTGCGAAATACGAAGCGAAGCCGTTTTGACCTACCTTTTGTTCGTTACCGTGATCATCGAACTTTTTATTAGCTTCTGTCCAAATTAAAGCAAACTGATCTTCGTCACTGTTTGGAGTTGATGTGATAATACACTTACCACCTGTTGATAATGTCGGTGATAGCGCAGTCCAGAACTCTTTGGCTTTCTCTGGTGGTTGCACAAACGCAAACTCATCACAGTAAATTAGAGATAGAGATTTACCACGTCCGGTGTTTTCTGTTGTTGTAGTTGCTTGAATACGACTACCGTTGTCGTATTCAATGGTATTACGATTGTAAGAATATACACCCGCACGGATAAAGTCTGGTAAGTTTTCGTAACCGTAACGGTAACGATTCATAATATCTTGCGCACCTTCATATTTGTGAGCAGCGATAAGAACCTGTGCTTCTGGCACAAACATAGTATACCATAACAGATAACCCGTGGCGCAGGTAGTCTTGCCCATCTGACGAGGTAACATAGCAATACACTGCTTATTGTCGTGATATGCTTGTATCAGCCTGACCTGATATTCGTATGGTTCAAATTTAATAGCACCGCGTGTGGGGTGTTGAATCTTTAAAAAGTTTTCGCAAAAATATAATGGACCATTTACAGGATCCATACATGCTTCGAGATGCTTAACTTCCTCGAGAGTATATTTCTGAGGAGCATGAGCTTTCTTGATTAATACGCCGTCTAATGATTTCGCCATACTGTATTTAATGAAAAAAATAGGGCCTCACGGCCCTATTTGAATTTACTGTAAATTTACTTTGCTTTAGCTTCGTCTAATCTACGCAGTAATTCTGCACGGATCTGAGCACGTAAGTCTGTGCTTTCTGTTCTTTGCATTGGATTGTCGCCGCCTGCAACTTTAGGATATGTTCCCTTTGGCTTGTTTAGATCGTCACCAGATGCATCAAACGGACTGCCTTTGCTTTCTGGTTCGCTGCCACCTATAGGTGAATTAGCAAATGCTTCGTCTTTGTCTTTCTTTTCGTCATCGCTGTCACCGTCGTTGTCCGAAGGTTTCATCGGATCAGGGCCTTCGTCGCCATCCGGTTCCATATGTGGCGGTTCGTCTGCATCTAAGTCCGGTAACATTTTCAACGGAGGTAACCCGCCCATTGGTTTGTCCATAGGTTCGATGCTGATAGCTGGAGGCATACCTCCTGCAGGTTTTTCCATTTCTGGATTAACCGCTTTGATCAATTTCATTAATTCTTCAATATTATCCAAACCTTGGGCATTTAAATTTAAACTCATGCTAGGCGGTGGTGTATCTGGTTTGCTCATAGTCGAATTCATACCCATTGGACTAGGGGGCATATCTCCGCACTCGCTGGCAACTGCTGATGCATCGTCTAGAACAGGTGCAACTACTTCAGCTGGCTGGTCCAACTCACGCATTTTTGACATCAATTCATTGAAATTCATATTAACTCCCTAAGGTGCTTTTAACACCTGCTTTATCTGTTTTGGCCTTAGGTAGCTTGAATTCTCCTTGACCGTTTTCTTTCTTACGGGCCTTTGCAG